GCGCCCGCAATCCAGAAGACCGACGAAGACCTGACCGATTGGGAGCGGGAATACCCCGAACTCGCGGCCATTGCTGAAAAGCGCGCAGAGCGAATTGTCGAGGAACGCATCAAGGCAATTCCGCAAGTCCAGCAGATCAGTCAAGAAGACATTTCCGCAGCCGTCCAGCGCGAAACGCAACTGGCGCTCATGAGCCAGCAGCACAGCGACTGGCAAGACGTTGTGACTTCACAGGATTTCAATCTGTGGATTTCGACCCAGCCGGAAGACGTGCAGCAAGCCTATTCAACAACTGATCGCGCGCAGGTTCTTGGCGGTGTCATTTCCGGTTTCAAAGACTGGAAGAAGAGCACCCAAGACCGCAGCGCAAAGAACAAGCAGCGGCTGGAGCAGGCGCTTACGCCTGGCGGTGGAAGCAAAGTAACTACCGCCCACTCCGCCGAAGATGAATTTGTCGCGGGTTTCTATTCAGCTCGCGGTCGATAAGGAGTAACCAAAATGTCCGTTTATAGCTATGGCAACCCCGCCGGCCGGATCAACAAGCTCAAGGGTGAGATTCTCAGTCACTCGATCCCCGTCGAAACGCTGGGCATCACCGGCATGCAGCGCCAGATTCCGGCCAACAAGGGCAAGACCGTTGTTTATCGTCGATATCTGCCCTACGGCGGTTCGCTGACCAACTTCAACACCATCAACCGCTGGAACGTCGATTCCGCCGCGCACGTACTGGCCGAAGGCGTTACCCCGACTGCCGACTCGCTGACCCCGCAGGACATCACAGTCACCCTCAACCAGTACGGCTGCCTGTACCAAGTGACCGACCAGACCGTTGATACCTACGAGGACGACGTTCCGGCGGAAATGAAGAAGCAGTGCGGCGAGCGTGTCGGCCTGATTCGCGAAATGGTGCGCTACGGCGTCATCAAGTCCGGCGCCAACGCCTACTACTCCGGCGGTTCTTCGCGTGCGACGGTTGCGGCCAAACTGACCCTGACCATGCTTCGCAAGGCCAGCCGGAACATTCAGGCCAACCACGCCAAGCGCATCACCTCGATCCTTGCCCCGACCCCGAACATCAGCTCCAAGTATGTCGAAGCCGCCTATCTGGTGTTCTGCCACACCGACGTTGAACAGGACGTTCGCGACATCGCCGGCTTCACTCAGGTTGCGGCTTACGGCTCCCGCAAGACGATGCACGACCAGGAAATTGGCAGCGTCGAAAACTTCCGCTTCGTCACCTCGCCCGAACTCAATCCCTACATCAATGCCGGCGTAGCGGTGGGCGCCACCGGCCTGTATTCGACCGGCGGCTCGAACGTCGATGTGTATCCCGTGATCGTGTGCGGCGAAGACGCATGGGGCCAAGTGGCGTTGCGCGGTGGCGACTCGCTCGATCCGACGTGGATTCCGCCCGGCGAGAAAACCAAGTCCGACCCGCTGGGGCAGCGTGGTTTTGTTGGCGCCAAGTTCTATATGAACTGCACGGTGCTGAATGACGGATGGATGGCGATCATCGAAGCCGGCATCACCGCCCTGTAAGTGACCTAATCGGGCGGCTTAGGTCGCCCGGTCTTCCAAGATTGGAGAAGCATTATGGCTGACAACATCGCGGGCCAAACCAGCGCCAGCAGCAACGACCAACTGACCAACGGAACCACCCAAGGCTCCGTCATCTATGACGCCACGACCATCGTCGCCGCCGATTCGATGCGCATTTTCACTGGCTTCCGGCCGCGATACGTGCGATGGGAAAACGCCACCGACCGCATCTGCGTTGAATGGTTTGAAGGCATGGCAGCGAACACCAGCATCAAGACCGCTGCCGCCGGCACTCGCACGCTCGAAACCACGAACGGCGGCATCACTGTCGATTCGCAGGGCTTCCGTGTGCTGCAAAACGCCACGCTGGGCGCAATCGCTGCAAGCAAAACCTGCTACTGGTTCGCCCGGTAATTAACAACGGGGCTGCCTTTGTGGTGGCCCCGCACAAAGGATAAACAGCATGGCACGTCCGCGCCTCGATACCACGAACGAATACTTGGGTAAGGCCGATGAATTTTCGATCAACGACATCGGCAACGGCCCGCCCGACATTGAAGTCATTGATCGTGTTTTGCCCGACGATTACGCCGAAATCGAGAAGTTCATGCAGGAACCGGTGACGATCATGATTCACGAATCGACCGATCCGAACGACGTTGATCTGGTCGAAGTCGGCGTGAATGGTCGGCATCAGTTCTTCATGCGCGGCAACCCGCAAATCGTGCGCCGCTGCTACGTCGAGCGCCTGGCACGGATGAAGAAAACCAGCTTCTCGCAAAACCTTGACGAGCGGCTTGGCGAGCACATGAACACAATGCGCCCGCACCACGCGCTGCGCTTTCCGTTCTCCGTGATCGAAGACAAGAACCCGAAGGGCTCGCCCTGGCTGCGTAACCTGCTGGCCGAGCGGGTGTAACCATGACGCTTGCGGAATTGCGGGCACTTTTTCGGGAAGAGGCGGGCGACACGGCAGAGCCGTTTCTGTGGCCGAACTCGATCCTGAATCTCTACGCTAACGAGGCTCAAACCGAAGCCTGCCGGCGTGGGCACCTGCTGCGCGATTCTGTGACGACTGCAATCTGTCAGCTTGCGGTGACTGCGGGCGATCCCATCGTAGAACTTGACCCGCGCATTCTGGACATTCAGCGGATGCGCCTCGCCAGCCAGTTCATCCAGCTTCGCGGAATCTCCGTGCAGGAAATGGACGATTCGATTCCCGGATGGGAAAACCAGACCGGGCCTCCGTGGCGAGGCGTGACGGATTACCAGTCCAACGCAATCCGGCTGTGGCCGTCACCGGCTGCGAATGACGTGCTGAAGCTGTCAGTCATTCGCCTGCCGCTTGTAGATATGGTGGCCGACACCGACGAGCCGGAAATTCGCAAAGAGTATCACCCTCAGTTAGTGCAGTGGATGCTTCACCGGGCCTACGCAAAGCAGGATTCGGAAGTGTTCGACGCGAACAAATCTCAAACCGCACTGGCGAACTTTGAAAAAGAGTTCGGCTCTCGGTCCAGCGCACGCAATGCAGCGTGGCGGGCTGAAAGACAGCTCCAGTTTGCCCCGCCGATTGCATAGGAAAGATCATGGATAAATTGGGACGGCTGGAAGTCGAACAGCTCAAAGTTACGAGCACCACCCCGCCGGCAGACAGCGGGTTTTACAAGATTGATGAAACCACGATGGGCGTGGTGGGTGATCTGAAGTTCCGGCACCCGAAGACCGGGGCCATGTCGTCGGCGCTGGCGGTTACAAGCACCTCGGCCCAGGGGGTTGTAAATATCACGCTTCCCGGCGAGACGCTCGGCGATATGCTCCCTGGTCCGCGATGTGGATCGGCTGCAAACAAATTCGTGATGGACCCAGGGTTTGATACCGGATGGGTTCGCGACGGCGCGTTTGAAAATTTGGCTGGCAGCGGGCAGGGCTGGGCCATAACCTACGGCAAAGATGCGGACGGGCCGTATGTGCAGGCATCGATTGCGACCGCGGGCGTATCAAAAATCCTCGCTGCATCATTCCCCGCGCCTGTCGATTTCTCAACGCTGAAATCGGGATTTGATCTAGTTGTAGACATTGATTGGCCCGGAGACGTGGGCGCTGACGACTTCGACATTGCGTTCAGCTTGTCCCAGTCGGCCAACTTTGTAAACTCCGGGTCGAGAGTAATGCAGTGGTACAACGGCGGCACAAGAGGCGCGATAAAACGTGGTCGGAACATCCTTTTTTCCCGAACCGAGCTTGGCACGACTGGCTACGCGTGGTCTGTTTCGGGTACGTATGACCCTGCAAATCCAGTCACCTACGCTGGCATACGGATTGCCGGCAACCCGTCCAGCCTCGGCGGCCTTGGGTCACAGCCACCGGCCGGATTTACGATGAAAATCCGTGAGCTACGTGCGCGCTGTTTCAATGTCGCCGGCGTGATTTTGGGGTTTGACGACGCCCACATAACGTCGGAGCCGCTGTATCGCTATGCGCTTTCCCGTGGGATCAAAATCTGCATTCCGGTGTGTATGAATTTCGTGAGGAGTATCTCGAATTACATGCGGGTGGATGCGTTGCTTGAACTGCAGGATTTGGGGGCAGAAATTCTGAACCACACCTTCAACCATAGCGACATGAGGTATTTCAGCTATGAGCAGGCACTGGACGCAATTGGAACGAATAAAGAGCAAATGGCCGCTGCCGGGTTCAAGTTTGTCCCTGTGTTTGTGTACCCAGGAGGACACTACAACGATGCCGTAATCCAAGCCGCTCGTGATCTCGGGTACGTGATTGCCCGGTCTGCAGGGGTTCCTGCACTCAGAGTTCATCCGGTTTTTGGCTTGGCTAATCCGATGCGACTCTCGTCGCTTGATTTCGGGGGGCAGACCTTAGACTCGATTTTATCCTCCGTGGATCGCATGACGACGCAGCAAGCGCACTACATATGTTGGCTATACGCTCATCGGTCTCAGCCTGGAAACCCTGCTTCGAGCAGCGCAGCCCCAGCAGATACGCTGTACTGGCCCGATGGATGGTATCGTCAAGTGATTGACAAGCTCGCGCAGTATCAATCCTCAAGTCAAATTAGGTCGCTGCTGCCGAGCGATCTAGTCGGAGCGCTCGTCTCCATCTAATCCCCGTGGGTGCGCGGGGATTGCACCACCGCATCATTTTCGCGACGTCACGAAAATGATCTGAAAACTGACTCGGCAGGTTCCGAGAGCTGAGTTCATCGGCATTAGCCCCGGCCCAGTGTCGGGGCTTTTCTTTTGGGCTACTTAAAGGGGAGCCGCCGATACTCACGCAACAAGGAGTTATTCGCGTGAGCAAAGCCCAATTACCCAAGACGCAAAGGTTCGCTGCCGGGATGAATACGCTGGCGCCGAACTACGCCATGCCGGAAGGTTCGGTGCGTGACGCCACGAATATGGACGTGACGAACGAGGGCGTGTTGCGGACGCGCGACGGCTATTC